GTTGGACCTACAGGCTCAAACGGAACCTTATTAAGTGGCTCAGTAGAAAATTATAGATGGCAAATAGTATCACCTAACATTAGTGCAGGAACATTTACTTTAGTAATTAGACAAGGAAATGATACAACGTTATCTCCTTCAATATTAGAAACTTGGACTAATTTATCATTAGACCCATTTGCTCCAAATTATATTGAAAAAGCAATAGGTAACCAAATTGAAAATATAGCAGTAGATGCAGGAGAATATTATATCCAACTTTCAGGAAGTTATGCAAACCAATCTAAATATGTTAGAGTTAAACAAGTAAATCAAACAACTCCTAACTATTTTGACAATAATGGAATACCAAAACCTCAATTTACTGGTTCTCTTCCTACATCTTCTTTAGGTGTATTTGGAGATGGAAAAGGAAGTAATATTCCTACAGGTGTTGCTGGTGCATACTATGAAAATATTTCAGCTACCAATATCCAAGGATTAACATCAGCAGCATATGTTGAGTCTATTTCATTATTAGCTAATAAAGATGCATATAATTATAACTTTATAACTGCTCCTGGATTAATAGGTAATTCATCATATCATCTTCCTGTTGTTCAACAATTAAATACAATGGTTCAAAATAGAGGAGATGCTATGTCTATAATTGATGTTGTAGGATATAATTCAAATATTATTCCTGTAACAATAGCTGCTAATTTTTTTGATACATCATACACTGCAACTTATTGGCCTTGGTTAAAAACAATTGACCCAAATTCAGGTCAACAGGTATGGATTCCTGCATCAACTTTTATTCCCGGGGTATATGCTAAAAATGATAGTATCGCATATCCTTGGTTTGCTCCCGCAGGAGTTAATAGAGGAATTATGAGTAATGTAATCCAAACTGAAAGAATATTAACCCAAGGAAATAGAGATTTTCTTTATCAAAATAATGTAAATGCAATTGCTACTTTTCCAAACACTGGGGTAGTAGTATTTGGACAAAAAACATTACAAAAGAAAAAAAGTGCTTTAGATCGTGTAAATGTAAGACGTTTATTAATTGAACTAAAAAATTATATTTCTCAAGTAGCAGATTCCTTTGTATTTGAACAAAATGATATTGCTACTAGAAATGAACTTTTAGCCTTAATAAATCCTTATTTGTTTGTTGTTCAACAACAACAAGGTTTAACTTCTTTTCAAGTAATAATGAATGAATCAAATAATCCACCCTCTGTTGTAGACCAAAATCAGTTAGTTGGGCAAATTTATTTACAACCTACTAAAACTGCAGAATTTATTATATTAGATTTTAATATATTACCCTCTGGAGTAACATTTCCATAATAATAATACATTTGTAAAAAAAAATTAATATTTATAATAAAAAAATAAAATGGCAAAATTTACAGTTTCTCCTGGAGTATCAATAAGTGAACTAGATAATACATTTTTAACAGGCCAACCTGTACAAGCAGGTGCTGCTATTATAGGCCCAACAGTAAAAGGCCCATACGAAACTCCCATGCTAGTAACTTCTTATTCAGATTTTATAACAATGTTTGGTGATACTTTTATTAGTGGTGGTAATGCATATTCATATTTAACTTCAATTGCTGCTTATAGTTACTTTAACTATGGTGGTACTTCATTATTAGTATCTAGAGTAGCAAGCGGTTCTTTTAGTGAAGCTACAAGTACTTCTATACCTAATTATTTTACTTCTTCATCATTTTCTCTTGGAACCATTTCTGAAGGAATAATTATGAATAGCTCAAGTTCAATAGTTAGTGGTTCTTTAGTTTCTGGATCTAAAGATAATTTAAGATGGGAAATTACTAATTCTAATACAGGATCAGGTACATTTAATGTATTAATTAGAAGAGGAAATGATAGTACAGATAATAAAGTAGTTCTTGAATCATTTAATAATGTTAATTTAGATCCTAATTCATCACGTTATATAGCTAATGTAATTGGTGATCAAGTATTAAATTACGACCAAGCTAATAACCAAATGCAAGTATCAGGAAACTATACAAACAAATCAAGTTATGTATATGTTAAATCTGTTAATTACCCCACTCCAAATTATTTAAATGTTAATGGAACTCCTAATTCATTATTTACTGGTTCAATTCCAATAAATGAAAGTGGTTCATTTATAGGCGCTACTGGAACCGTATTACAATCTGCTGCAATTAAGTTTTATGATGATATTGCTGCTCAAACCCAAGGGTTAATAGGAAGTGATTACGATCGCATGATTAATTTATTAGGAAATCGTGAAGCATATCAGTTTAATCTATTATTCACACCAGGATTAACTAATGATACTCACCCAACACAAATTACAAATATCATATTAAATACTCAAGAAAGAGGTGATAATTTATTTGTAACAGATTTAACTTTATATACTAATAGTGTAGCAGCAGCAGTAGCTCAAGCACAAACAAGAGATTCTTCATATGCTGCAACCTACTGGCCTTGGGTTCGTATTGCAGACCCAGCAACTGGAAAACAAGTATTTGTTCCAGCTTCAACAGTAATCCCCGGGGTATATGCTTTTAATGATAAAGTATCAGCTCCTTGGTTTGCTCCTGCAGGTATTAATCGTGGTGGATTATCTACAGTATTACAAGCTCAATATAAATTAACTCAAGGACAAAGAGATACATTATATTCAAATAATATTAATCCTATAGCAACATTACCAAAACAAGGTGTAGTAGTATTTGGACAAAAGACATTACAAAAACAACAATCTGCTTTAGATCGTGTAAATGTAAGACGTTTATTAATTGAACTAAAAAATTATATTCGTCAAATTGCAGATACTGTTGTATTTGAACAAAATACTATTACTACAAGAGCTTCATTTTTATCTAGAGTAACTCCATTTTTAGAAGGAATTCAACAAAAACAAGGATTGTATGCTTTTAAAGTAATAATGGATGACTCAAATAATGGTCCTGCAGTAATTGACCAAAATCAATTAGTAGGTCAAATTTATATCCAACCTACTCGCACAGCTGAATTTATTTCATTGGATTTTATCTTATTACCATCGGGAGCTGAATTTCCTGGATAAAAAATTAAATTATTAGATATTTATAATAAAACAAATTAAAAAAAACACCAATGGCAATTTTAAATTATTCAGATATTTTCTTTACACCTTTTGAACCTAAACAATCAAATCGTTTTTTATTAACTATGGATGGGATCCCATCATATTTAATAAAAGGAGTTGGTGGTATAAGTTTAACTCAAACTGCAGTAGCTCTTAATCATATTAATATACAACGATATGTAAAAGGAAAAACAGTTTGGGGGACAATTGCTTTTACATTATATGAATCTATAACTCCTTCAGGAGCACAAGCAGTAATGGAATGGGTACGTTTAGGACACGAATCTGTAACAGGTAGAGATGGTTACTCAGATTTTTATAAAAAAGATTTAACCTTCCAAGTAGTTGGCCCTGTTGGAGATATAGTTTCAGAATGGATAATTAAAGGAGCTCAAATTACAGATGCTAATTTTGGAGATTATAATTGGGATGATGATGGAACAATAGTAAATATTGCTCTTACAGTACAACCAGATTATTGTATCTTGAACTACTAAGAAACAACAACAAATTATACAAAAAGCTCCAAAAAAATTTGGGGCTTTCATTTTCCTTTCATATATTAAATTTATGAAAAAATTATTATTATTTATTTTATTGGCTAATATAGGATATGGTCAATATTGTCCTGCATTAGGTCCGGATCAATTACTACCGTGTGGTGTTAATACTACAACATTAACAGCAGATCTTTCTGGATGTGGTGGTGGAGCTAATCCTAATCAAACAACAAACTATTCAGTAGCTAGCATTCCTTACGTAGCTCAGACTAATACTGGAACTCAGGTATTTTTAGGTGATGATGCAGTATCTCAACCACAAAATATAGGATTTACCTTTTGCTTTTTTGGCAATACATACACGCAGTTCTATATTGGATCTAACGGATGGATTGGTTTTTCAGGTGGTCAGCCAGCAACCTTCGCATCAGTTGCAATTCCTAATATGGGGTTAAATGTTCCAAAGAATTGTATTATGGGTCCTTGGCAGGACTGGCATCCAGGAATTGGTGGACAAATAAGATATCAAACTAGTGGTGTTGCACCTTGTAGAA